CCGGAGTTGCTCCATCGGACCTCGACGTGTTCGGTCGCCCGGCAAAACGGCAAGTCGGTTTGCCTCCGGGCCGAGATCGGTTGGGCTCTCCTAGAGTGGCCGCTCCACCGGGGCGAACCCGTGACCGTCATCTCCACGGCCCATAACCTGAATCTTGCCGAGAGCGTGTTCCGAGACTTGGCGCCGATCTTGGAGGAACGGTACGGCGCCGAGTCCTATTGGTCGTCGGGCCGTATGTCGATCACGCTCCCGAACGGCTCCCGATGGCTCGTCCAATCCCCGCGCCCGGGGTCGTTCCACGGGTACTCGCCGCACCTCGTCCTAGCCGACGAGATATGGGGTATTAAAGAAGAGATCATCATGGACGGCGCGGTCCCGTCTCAACGCGCCCGCCGATCGCCGATGCTCCGAATGTATTCGACCGCCGGGACGCTCGACTCGACGTTCTTTATCCGTATCCGAGAGCAAGGGCTCCGGGAGATCGCCAAGGGGAAACCGTCGGCGGTCGATTACATGGAATGGTCACCGGCCCCGGACGCGAACCCGAACGAACTCGCCACTATCCGACAGGCGAACCCGGCGGTCGGGTTCACGATCACGGACGACGTGTTGATCGAAGAGGCCCGAGACCCGGCCGACCGGACCGCATGGCTCCGAGGCTCCCTAAACCTATGGGTAGCGACCGCGCATGGTTGGCTAGAACCCGGATTCTGGCCGCGCCAAGAATGGGACGGCGACACGCCTCCGACGCCGACCGTGTTGGCCGTTGAGGTGGACGGCGACGGCTCCACCTACGGCGGGGTATTCGGAACCCAACTCCCGGACGGGACCGTCTACGTTTCGACCGCGTTTGTCGCGTCGAGCGCGGAACAATGTTGGGACGAGGTCGCCCGAGTTATCCCGCCCCGATGCCAGTTGATCTACGGCGCGTCGCTCGGCCTGACGGTCCCGTCCACGTATCGAGGGCGATCTAAGGACGCCGGTTGGGGCGAGGTCGCGAAATACACGGCGCCGGTCCGGTCCATGATCATGGAGGGCCGACTATGGCACGACGGTAACCCGATGCTTTCCGAGCACGTCGGCCGGTCGGTCGCGACCAAGGCTCGGAACGGGGCGCTCACGCTCTCGACCGGGCAGTCGCCCGGATGTATCATCCTGACCCGCGCCATGGTGTGGGCCGCGGCGTATTGCGCCCAAGGGAAACGCCCGACGTCGGCCGCGATCTACACGGCCCGAAATCGCTAACTCATTCTCTCTTCCCGTATTCGTAGACGGCTCCCGGCGATCGTGGGAGACTCCGACCCGTGGGCCTATTCCGCCGTACCGTTTCCGCGTCCGTGAGCCCGTGCTCGCCCGCGTCTATGGCGATCGGTGGAGACGGCTTGGTCTCGTCGAGTGTCGGATTCGGTCGAGCCCGAGCCATGGCCCTACCTACGATTAAACGAGCCCGCGACATTAACGCGTCCCTCATCGGGTCGCTCCCTATTCGCCGGTTCGGGACCCAATGGAACGGCGAATACCTAGAGGAAATCCCGCTCCCGCCGGAACCGTGGCAGTTCCGTCCGGACTCCAAGACGACCCGCGCCCACACGCTCTCATGGACGTTCGACGACATGCTCTTCTACGGCGTCGCCTACTGGCGGGTTACCCGCCGGTATAAAGAGGATATGCGGCCAGCCGAGTTCGAGTGGATGCCCGCCGAATACGTGTCGCTCGTTTCGCCGTTGATCGACGGTAATGTCCCGATTGGCGGTATTACCTCGATCACGTTCCGCGGGATGCCCGTCGCCGTCGAGGACGTCGTCATCTTCTATTCGCCGACCGACCCGCTATTGGAGGCCGGAGCCCGGGCTATCCGTATCGCCGAGAAACTCGACGCGGCCGCCGAACGGTTTGCGTGTACCGAACTCCCCGCCGGATATCTCCGAGTCACCGGAGGCGAGCCACCGGACCCCGAGTTCCTACAGGCTCTCGGCGACACGTGGTCCGAGGCCCGACGTACCAACACGACCGCCGTCCTCTCCGAAAACTTGGAGTACGTCCCCACCAACGTGGACGCGTCGTCGCTCCAACTCACCGAGGGACGGCAACACGCCGCCCTAGACCTCTCCCGGGCCGCTATGGTCCCCGCCTACCTCGTCGGCGCCCCGACGTCGTCCGGGATGACCTACAACAATGCGCAAGACGCGACCCGATCGGCCGTCCTATTCGGCGCCCTCGGCTTTATCGAGGTGATCGAGCAGACACTCTCGTCCGATCGCATTACCCCCCGCGGGCAGATCATCCGGCTAGACCGTTCGGCGTGGGTTAATAACCCGCTCGACAACAATACCGAGACGCCCGCCGAAACCCCGTCGGAGGCCAACGTATGAGACTCGACCTAGGCGCCCGGTACGACTGGCTTAAGGCCGCCGAGGGCGACGCCCCTACCCGCACGATCTCCGGGCTTGCGGTCCCGTGGGACGTCGTCGGCTACGCCTCGACCGGCCCGGTCCGGTTCGAGCGCGGTTCCATCCCGACCGACGGCCCGGCTCCTAAGTTGCTCCGAGATCACGACGTCACCCGCCCGATCGGCATCGTGTCGGCGATCGAGGACTCCGAAACCGGCCTCTTGTTCGACGCCCGTATCTCGGAGGTTCCCGAGGGCGATATCGCTCTCCGATTGGCGCTCGACGGCGTACTCGACGCCGTGTCGGTCGGCGTGGACGTCGAAAAATTCACCTATGACGGCGACGTGTTGGTCGTCATGGCCGGACGGATGCGCGAACTCTCGCTCTTACCGTTCGGAGCGTTTGAGGAGGCTCGGGTCGCCAACGTCGCGGCCTCCGAGGCCGAGGACGAGCCCGTCGAGGGCGAACCCGACGCCGAACCCGAAACCGAAAACCCCAATCCCGATTCCGAGGAGGAAGAAGAAACAATGTCCGAGAACACCGTCGCCGTCGAGGCGACCATCCCGACCGCGCCCATCATGGTGAACGCGGCCCGCAAGATCACCGCGGCCGAATACATTTCGGCCGTCGTCCGTAAGGACATGGCCACCGTGAAGGCCGCTCAGGGCGATTCGGCCGACATCCCGGGCCTGCTCCCGATTCCGGTCGCCCAAAGCCTCTACGATGGAGTGGCGGCCTACCGTCCGGTCATCTCGGCCGTGGGAACTCGCGCCATGCCCGGCGCCGGTAAGCAGTTCATTCGCCCCGTCGTCACTCAGAGGCCGACCGTCGCCGTTCACTCGGCCGAGGGCGCGGCCCTCTCGTCTCAGGCTCTCATCGTGGACGACGTCACGCTCACCAAGGCACTTTATGGCGGGTTCATTCGCGAGAGCGAAGAGGCGATCGATTGGGCCGACGGCAACATGGTCGCGCTCTATATCGAGCAGTTGGGCAAGGCTTACGCCCGCGCCACCGAGGCCGCGGTCTGCGGCGTGTTGGAGGCCGGAGCCACCAATACGACCGGTATCGTCGATTGGACGTCGGCTCAGGACGTGCTTGGCGGTATCTACACGGCCGCGGGCGATATCCTGACCGCGTCCGGCGTGAACCCGACCCACATTTTCGCGGGTGTGAACCGTTACAAGACGCTCGCCACGTTGGAGTCCACGGGCGGCGACTTCTTGTTCCCGTCCCTGAACCCGTCGTCGGCGTTCGGTTCGCTCTCGGCCAACTCCCGCGAGGGCTCCCCGGCCGGACTGACCCTCGTCGTCTCCAACGCGCTCGACCCCGACACGTTGATCGTCGGCACCGGCGACGGCTTGGAGGTGTTCGAGCAGATCAAGGGCAGTATCTCGGTGAACCTCCCGGCGACCGCCGAGGTCGAAATTTCGTGGCGTGGTTTCATGGTCTCCCACGTGATCGACGCCGACAAGTTCGTCGCCCTCGTGAACGACTGACCGAGTCGGCAAGGTAAGGGTATGGCGCTCCTAAAGCACGTGACGCACGCGGTAGCGGTAGCGGGCGTCCATACCCTTACCCTCGACGACGTCACCGGGCTAGTCGTCGGCTACGACCTCCGAGTCTCCGGAGTTCTCGCGGCCGGAACCTACAACGGGACCCACCCGATCACGGCGATCAACACGACGAACCGGACCGTTTCTTACGTCACCGGGAACCATAATCACGCGAGCCAAAACACGATCGGACAAGCCGACGTCCCGGTCACATGGGCCGACACGAACGACGTCGAGTTGTTCATCGGCGCGGCCTCCGAGGCCGACTGGCTCGATCTCTGTACGATCGCGGCTAACGAATGGTGCTACGACCGTCGTAAAGCCGCCTCGTATGACGACTACCCGCATGTATCGCCGTCCCCACGCGCTACCGAGGCCGTTTGCCTGTATGCGGGCGCGCTCTACCGGGAACGTCAGTCCGTGGACTCGTTCGCGTCGTTCATGGAAAACCCGATTACCCCGCCCGTCGGCACGTTGGGACGCGTGAAACAACTACTCGGTATCGAGCGACCGGCGGTCGCATAATGGGCGCGATCGTGGACGCCGGAGACCTCTTAGAGGTCGCGCTAGACGACGCCGGGCTAACCGTCGTCCGAGACCCCGGCAAGA